GAAGCTGCTTTAGTAGCAGGACAATCAATGGATATCTACCCAGGTAAGATATTCAAAAGACAAGCAGGTATGCCTGGTCAGTCAATATATGGGTTGAAGTTTCCCAATACTGCACCAGAGAATATGCAGATGTTTGATAGGTTCAGACAACTTGCTGATGAGTCCACTGGAATCCCATCGTATTCACACGGCAACACAGGTGTACAAGGTATGACACGTACTGCATCTGGTATGTCTATGTTGATGGGTGCAGCTTCACTAAATATAAAAACAGTAGTAAAGAACCTTGATGACTTTCTACTTAAACCATTAGGTGTTGCATTCTACCAATGGAATATGCAATTTTATGAAGGAGAATTAAATGTCGTTGGCGACCTCGAAATTAAAGCTACAGGAACTAGTTCTCTTATGCAGAAAGAAGTTAGGTCTCAAAGACTTACTACATTCCTTCAATCAGTTCAGAACCCAGCTGTTGCTCCGTTTGTTAAGATATCTAAAATCATTCAAGAGCTGGCTTACAGCCTTGACTTCGACCCTGACGAAATAATCAACTCACCTGAAGAGGCGGCAATCTATGCAGAAATTATCGGACTTCAAAATCAACAGCAACCACCTGGAACAAATGGTCAACAACCCCCTATGGGTGAAGGTGGAGGAGTACCTGGAGGTGGAGCAAGTCAAGGTGTTACAGGCAATGGCGATGGCACAATCGGAACAGGAAATGTACCGATGCCAGGGGAAAGTGAATTTAGTCAAGCAGCTCCTCCTACTGCGTAATAATATACAGAGTAATTAATGAGCCTATCTACTAAGAGAGATGAACTACGAAGAGCTTGTTTAGCAGGTAATCAAGAAGCTTGTGTGTACATCAGAGATTTAACAGGATTTGCAGAAGGAGGTCTAATGGAAGATTCATCAAGATTATGGAGAATGGAATCTCAGTATCCAGAATTTCAAAAAGGTATCTCTAGTAGAGTAACTAAAGAACAAGTACCAACAACACCAGTAGAGGAACAATTTATGTACAGCCCAACACAACAAGGATATGCAGAAGGCGGTTCTGTATATGATGAAACAGGTTCTATGTTAGCTCCTGAAGTACCGTTAGACTTTCAAGATGGAATGCCAGGCGATATGCCAATGGATATGCCAGGTGGAATGCCAATGGACGAAGGTACAGGTGAAGTTTTAACACCAGAAGAAACAGAAGTATTTAGTCAAGCATTATCTGACTACCCAGAATTACAACCTATACTAACTAAGTTAGGCTCTGCATTAGTTGAAGAGTCAATGGAAGCTCCAATGGAAGGAGCAGTAGAAGGACCAGGTACAGGTACTAGCGATTCTATTGATGCCAAACTATCAGACGGTGAGTTTGTTTTTACTGCTAAAGCAGTTAAGCAACTCGGAGTAGACAAATTACGTAAGATGATGTCTAAAGCAGAAGTAGACTTTGATGACTCTTCAGATAAACAAACCTTTGCTCAGATGAGCGATGAAGGTTTTGCAGCAGGTGGTTTAATTAACCGACCTGTGTACAGTTAAGAATTATAAACTAACTACAAACCACCAGTCAAACTGACGAGATATAGACTGACTTTGTAGTGATAGCCCCAAGGCTACTCCTTTTAGGACACCTTGGATTTTAGTAACCCCGAAAGCCACCCCACAAAAAATGGGCACTTAATGGAGGTCAATATGACAACAGCAACAGCAACGGAGGAAATCCAACAACCACAAGCAAATCCTTATAACGCAAAGAAGCGTTGGGACAACAGCAATAAAGATGCCGCTATAGGCGTACAAAGTGCTGATGATTCCTTAGCATACCTTGCCCCTCGGAAGGAAGCAGTAATATCTAACGGTAGGAAACCAATCTTAGAAGAAGAAGCTACTACAGAGACTGCTCCCCAAGAAGCCACCAAGGAAGACGATTCTTATAAAGAAGAACCTAATGAGAAATTCAAGAAGGTCGACTTTAAAAAACGTTACGATGATTTGAAGAAACATTATGATAGAAAACTAGGAGACTGGAGGTCTAAAGAACAAGCTCTCAAAGCAGAGATGTTATCTAACCGCCCTACCTATACCACCCCTAAAACCCCAGAAGAACTGGCTACTTTTAGAGAGGACTATCCAGATGTTTATGATGTAGTAGAGACAGTAGCTCATATGAGAGCTGAAGAACAGTTGGCTGATTTACAGTCACAGGTTCAACAGTTATCAGAAAAAGAGAATGTAGCAAACCGTAGAGCAGCAGAGCAAGAACTTCTTAATCTGCATCCAGACTTTAGAGATATCAGAGAATCTGAACAATTCCACGATTGGGCTAGAGTACAACCTGAAGCAATTCAGTCTTGGATTTATGATAACCACGGTGACTCTACATTAGCTTCGAGAGCAATTGACTTGTACAAACAGGATGTTGGTATTGCCCCTAGTAAAGTTGAGGCTGTGTCGAAAAAAACTAGTCCTAAGAGAGATACGAGAGGCTCTGCTGCAGATGCAGTGTCAGTCAAAACGAAAGTTGAAGACCATTCGCCTCAAGAGAAACTTTGGACAACCTCAGAAATTGCTAACCTTTCTGTAGACCAGTATGAACAACTTCAAGAAGAACTTGATGATGCCTTCACAACTGGACGAATAGTAAATGGTTAGTTTTATTAAGTAATAAGATAAGTACATACCTACATTACTGTAGTTGTTTACTTTCTAACTAGGAGAAAGATATGGGTTTTCAAGCAGGAACAACCCCAAATAACTTTCTAGTAGCCACATCGGGACAAACTAACTCGTTCTGGCTACCAGAAGTTTTTTCAAAGAAGGTACAAGTTGCCTTCCGTAAGTCGGCAGTAGCCGAAGCAATCTGTAACACAGACTATATGGGCGACATCGCTCAGTTCGGTGATACAGTTAACATCATTAAAGAACCAACTATCACAGTATCTGATTATACTCGTGGTATGGCTTCACTTAGTGATACCGAGCTAACTGACCAAGAGTTAGTATTATCAATTGACCAAGCTAAGTACTTTCAGTTTAAGGTTGATGACTTAGAGAAGCGTTTCTCTCACGTAAACTGGCAACAGATTGCGTCTGACAACGCAGCATACCAGTTAAAGGATGCTTTCGATACTAACGTAATTGCAGCAGCTGTCGCAGGTGCTACCTCTAATACGTATGGTACTGTAGCTGCACCAATTGACACTGGTTTTGGAACATCAGAAGTAGACCCGTTAGATGTGTTAGCACGTCTTGCCCGTCTATTAGATGATGCAAACGTTCCAGAAGAGAATCGTTGGGTTGTTGCTAAACCTGAGTTCTATGAAGAGTTAGCTAAGACTAGTTCTAAGTTAATGTCAGTTGATTATAACCAAGGTAATGGTGGTCTACGTAATGGTCTAGTTGCATCAGGTGAGCTTCGCGGCTTCAAGATGTACAAGTCTAATAACGTAGCAACACCTACTGGTGCTGGTAGCCCGACACATACTATTCTTGCTGGACATATGTCAGCAGTATCGTGTGCACAAGCACTATCTACAGTTGAGTCTATTAGAGATAATAACTCATTCAAAGATATTGTTCGTGGTCTATTGGTTTGGGGTCGTAAAGTATTACGTCCTGAAGCTTTAGCGATTGCTACAATCAAGATTGACTAAGTAGTACCCTTTAAGGAGTTTCTTCGGAAGCTCCTTATCCAAATTATATAAGAGGAAGCAATGTCACATAAAACTTATTTAAGCATAACTAATGATATATTAGGTGAATTAAATGAAGTACAGTTAACTTCTTCTAACTTTCTGACTGCCAAAGGTCTTCAGAAATTTGTTAAGGATGCTATTAATAGAGCATACTTTGACATAGCTAATGAGAACCCAGAGTTCCCTTGGTTAGCCACCACTACAACAAACGCTACAGAGTACGGTAATAACTTTGTAGACTCAGTAATAGGACAGCGTTGGCATTTATTAAAGAAACATTCAAGCGGTGCACACGGCACAGCTAAAGATTTTGGTAGAATAGATTGGGATAACTTCTATCTGACTACAGAAGAAGTAGGGACTTGTTCCTTACTCGGTGTATGTTCAGACAGTACATATACAACAGCATCTACTTGTGTATCAGCAGATAAGGTATGGACAGACTATGATGAGTCTACTACTTGTGTATCCCCTAATACTTGGACAGCTACACATACCTCTCCTTATGAAAGAGAGACCTTAAAATTTATTGCTGTAGATACTTGGAAGAAACACTTTAGAGAATCAGATGACTCTGCTAAAGATACAGGAGTCTATGGTAAACCTACTAAAATTATTATGTCTCCTTGTGGGCGTAAGTTTGGTTTATCACCTCTACCTGACAAAGCATATAGAATTTACTTCTATGCTTGGGAACAGTTAACAGAACTAACAGCAAACGATGACGAAGTAAAATACCCAGAACAATGGACAGCAGTAATGATGGCGAGAGCTAGATATTATATCTGGCAATTCAAAGAGAATATTCAACTATCTACTTTAGCATTAGATGAATATAAGAAAGGGATTAAACTTATGAAAGCTTATACAGGTAAACCTCAACCATCAACAATGATGGATGATAGAATAAAGTTTGTATAGATGTCAGTAGAACAAGGCGTATCAGTATCAATTAGTGGAGGTCTGGATAAGACTTCTTCCTCATTTGATTTATTCAAAACGCCTGGTGCTGCAACTCGATTAAAGAACTTTGAAGCTTCTATTCACGGTGGTTACAGAAGAGTAAACGGTTATAGAAAATTTGTATCTAGTCCTGTTACTTCCCTAGCTATTACAGCAGGTGGTACTGGTTATGGTGCTACTACAACAATAATACTTACAGATGATGAAGGTAATGGCACAGGAGCTACAGGAACAGTAACAGTTACTTCTGGTGTTATCACAGCAGTTACATTAACAGCAGGTGGTACTAACTATCAAGTAGCTCCTAGAATAACTATTACTGATTCAGGTTCTTCAGGTTCAGGTGCTACATTAACAGCAGCTATTAATACTGCTACGATACCATCAGGAAGTGCAAAAGCTATTAGAGGTGTACACTCCTTTGAAGAAGGTATGTGGGTATGTCAGAATGGTAATATCTATTGGACTGAAGATGGTTATGCTTGGACTCAAGTTAAT